CTCCTATGCTTGCGCGGCTGACCGCCGCCATAGTATCCGTAATTTTAGCGAGGCTGCCAGCTCTTCCGCGAGGAACGAGGGCCAAGTGGTTTACGTTTGTAAAATCCACAACCTCCATATCGTATTCAGGGCTGTCAGAAACAGTCCATACGGCCTCAAGACCGATTGAAAGTTCCTTCTTGCCATTCTTATATTCATTATACGAACTTCTGTCGTCCATTACAAGGTCATTTTCGACATAAACGTTACCGTCATCAAGCGTAACAAGAGTTGCCTGACCGCCTACACGGCCAATCTCAAGCTCACGCACATTATCGGGAGTAACGTCATCTTTCGGATGACCATTAACGAAAGGAAGATAGTTGAAATCTTTAAGATGCTTTACGACTGCCTCAGGCCTGCGGTAAACCTTAAAAAACTGCTGGTTCTGCTTTTCAGCAGGAAGCTGGGCCAAGAGTTCCTGTGGAACCTCGTCCCTAGCATAAAGCTGAACGCCTGAGCGGAGCATACGACACTTTTTAACGGCTATATAAGGCTTTGAGGGATTATCCTCAACAGTCTGCAAGTCAAGTCCGTCTATGTTGTCATAAACCTTAATTTTTACACTCATAGCACAATCTTACACCCAATTCAATTATCTGTCAACATTCTCTAGTTCTGCGCCTTCTGCAACCGCTGGAACTGCTTTCCGCCTGACGACACATGCTCGCTCTGTTTTTGCTGAAGTCTGTTGTCATAGCTGTGACCCTTCTTGTCAGGATTTCCAGCAGGCTTACCGCCTGAGGCAGGAGAAGAGGCCGGAGGGTTCTCCAAGTTGCCAATCTGAGCCTTCATCTGCTCCATCTCAAGCGCGTGCTTCTCGTCATTCTGCTTATCGAGCTTATCCTGACGGGCCTTGAGTTCCTCAATGACAGAGCTGTCAATAGGAAGGTCAGTCTCGCCGACGTCAGAAGCAATCTTGAGCGCAATATGTGCAGGAACAAGTCCTGATACCTCATCAAAGAAGCCTTCCATCATCTTCTTGAAGAAGTCAGCCTTCTTCTGAGCGTCAGTAAGAGCCGGATTATCAAACTCAATGGTTGTATAAGGCAACGCAGAAAGAATATCTCTGTCTACGCCGAGCGTGTCAATCACAAGAATATTCACAATATAGCGCAGCTGGCGTGCAACATCCTTGTGGATATATTTGATAGCCTCCCACTGCTTTTCAAGTGCACCTTCTGTAGTGTCGCCTGAAGAGAAAGCACCTCTTTCAGAAGAGAGGATAAGCTCTTCAGGGATGTTTGCCCTAGCGCAGAAGTCCTGACGGATAAGGCGCGTAAGCTCAGGAACTTCCTTGAAGTCACGCTGAATAGCCTGAAGGTTTCCAATAACGTCAAGATTGATAGGGTCGTCCACAGTCGAAGAGTGACGGACGCGCACAGTGTCCTGCTTTGCAATCTCATCCAAAATAAGCTCGCCTTCGGTTGCCAAAACACCGTCAACGTTGATTGTACGTGCCAAAAGTGACATCTGATTTATCATTGTCGGGATAGTAGACATGACTGTCATGTAGTTCAGTACGCTTTCGTACCATCCGTTTATGTCCGAGATACCCCAGCCCATAGTCATAATGTTTCCAAGATAGCCTGCCTGAGGAGCCGTCACGATACGTGCACAACGCTCGCCTGACACGTCGCAGCCAAGGAATGGGATAAAATACTTCTTAGGTGTCTGAAAATCCGCAGCGGTCGGGTTCCACTGAGGGATATGCACGGTGTTCCATCTGTCGAGAGTGACAAAACGGCTAATACAATTTTTCCTCAAAATGCCTGCTTTCAAAAGAGCCTGCATCGGAAGGTGCATTGAGACAGGACTATCCTTATTGAACATAGGAAACATCAAGGCTCCGCCATATACGAGCGACCAGTTAGTAGCCTGCGCGATATGGTCTGCAAGCTCAAGGCGCACAACGTTTTCCTTAATTTTATTGAGCTGCTCAGGAGAAAGACGCGGGTTTCTGATACGCACGCCGTTTATGAGGATAGACTGAGATTTTTTCTTAATGATAAGCTCAGGAATACCTTTCTGAGAATAGATTGCGTTCGCCTCGGCAGGAGAAATCCACACGTTCGGGACAATCCTGAGGCTTGAGGCAGGGTCACGGCCCGGCATACCGGCTCCGTTCACCTCGTTTCCTGTAAAGCCTGTGCCCCAAGCTGAAGTCGCACCTCCAATTCCCGGATTTATGCCGAAGCCCGGCATTTGGTCTGTGACGCGCTGGATGAGTGTTCCCTTAGAGTGATAACAATTCAAGACAGCAGGAGCGAGACGCTCGTTCACACGCTCCCTAAGCTCCTTCGCGCTCATAACGTCAGGCATTATTTTCTTGACGTTCTTGAACTCAGCGTCCGCGATTTTCTTGTTTACACGCTCCTGACTTGACAGGGGCATGGCCTTAAAAGACGAGGCATCCCGTACTTTCGTGATATTGTTCTCGCGTGTGTTGCTCGTTCCCGAGCCTTCAATTTCCCGCCATACGTCATTCCATAAAGCCATTTTATCCTCCTAGAGAAAAGCCTCGCCCTCTATCTGCATATATCCCGCGCCGTTATATTTTACAGGGCTTGTAATAATGTCGCCTTCCTCAAGCGACCGCCTGAAGCTCGGAAGGTGCTGCATAAGACCGCGCCTGATGTCCTTATACTCAGGAAGCACCAAAGCCATGTACGACACTGCATACCTCGCGCCGTCAACCGCGTGGATAGGACTTGAAGGCCCTACGCCCTTAGGGATTTTATTCTGCTTGTCCCTAGAGGCAGTCGCAAGCGCGTCAGCCACTTCCGAAGCCTGTGAATGTATCATCAGTCTACCCTGCAAACACAATTTTGACAATAAGAAGCAGCTGTCCTCAACGAGCGGCGACTTGGTTCTGTGTATGATATGAATACCGTAATTCCTGAGTTCCCTTGCATACTGCGGATATAAATCCTTGCTTGTAACGTCAGGAAGCCAAAAGATGTCCTGATAAGGGAAATCGTACCTGAAAACCTTCGCGCTTTCGGCAGGGTCGGGGAAATCGTAATACTTCACGCAGTGTGCAATACCGTCCCTTGAAACCCAAGCAGAGGCTCGGCAGTAACCCGTGTTGAAGTCCATGCCGATGTAAACCCTTTCTCCCGGGATAAGCTCCAAGTCCATGTCGCTTCTTCCGTCATAGTTCTTGTCCCAGTCAAAGCCCGGAACGACACGTCCCTGTGTGACGGTGAGGAACTCGCCCTCCATGAAAACCTTTCTCTCAGTCTCCGTGAAGTTCTTCCACAAGTCCTCAATGTATTCCTTAGGCAGGTACCAGTTGTCCTGCGTGCGGGCGCGTGTCAGAACAAAGCCTACGCCTGATTTCTTATAGTGCGAGTACAGGCGGTAAAAGCCTTTCATACCCTGAGCGGTAGAAGCAGCCATGATATAGGGCGCACGATGGTTCGGCATAATCTGACGCACACGCTGTGAGAGAGACTTCATTGCCTCAATCATTGTATCTTCTTCAAGCTCATCTATTTCATCTGCAAGGGCACAGTTATGCACAAAACAACTATCCGTAGCAAACTCGTGGCAGTCATCTACAGTAATGTCATACACTGTCCTTATGCCACCTGTAAAGATTAACACAATGCTGTGAGCAGCATCTAGCATCCTTATTGCGAGATTTGAACTCTTTTCCACAAACGGCACAGGTAAGAGTGTGGTACCCGTTTTTTTGAATTGTGGTCTTTCCCTCTCGCCAAGTATAAGCGTCTCTGCACTTTTTAGAACAAAAACGAGCAGTTGGCTTGATAGATGTGAACATCTTTCCACAATTCTCACAAGCCATTTCGTGTCGAGAACTTCTGCGTGTCTGCACCTGTGGAACATACTCAAGAGTACCGAGGTATCGCTGTACAACCCTTTGAGCGATATTTCTACAGTGCTCTGAACACGTGTAATACTGTCTGTGTCCGACAGCACCTTCAAAATGTGCTCCGCATACATCGCATACAAGCGTACCTTTAGTCTCAGGAGTGACAGCTCCGCCGTGCTCTTTCCCGTGATACGTGCTGTGCTCGCTTTTCGACAGGCACTCAAGATTTTCAATAGTGTTGTTAAGAGTATTCCCGTCTTTGTGATGTATGACACATCCTTCAGGAATTGGCCCGTTAGCCTTTTCCCATATAGCGCGATGCAGCGGTTTATGGCTTTTACTCCAGTAGTAACAGCTCCTATCGTGTCGAGGACTATCAGGGTATCGGTAGTACCGCACACCGTCAAAGTCAACAATGTCTGC